TCATTATTCCCAGTTCTCCCAAAATTCTGGTCCTATACAAATTTTTTTTTAAAATTTTTTTTCTAAGGAGCTGCTTTGTAGGAGAGTTCTGGGAAAAACCGCATAAAACGATCAATTTTCTCGTCAGGGGGAGTAGAAGCACCGTGATCCGTGTTCCGTGGCTCGTTTTCCTTGTATTTCTCGTCAGGGGGAGTAGAAGCTTACACGTTTGGTTCGTGTAACATTTTTCTTTTGACATATCACATGAAACACGCTACAAGGACCTTGAATAAGGTTAAACTTCATTTCCTTGTTCAGTCTTAGCTCTCTTATAAACCTTCATAGTTGGGTTAAACTATGCACTAGTCTCACTTTCCCACATGAAGTGGGACTAGTCTAATTCTCTTGACAATTTTATTAAGTGTTATTAAATAGGGAGTGAATATTTAACTCATATTCAAACTCTTGTTGAGATAGCCAGAATTTATTTTCTGGCTATCTTTAAAACAATCTACTCGTCTTCGTCTTCGTCTTCAAAATCGTTATCGTCAGTATCACATTCATGATTTTCTAACTCTTCGACTTTGTCTCTTAAAGTAATAAGATCTTCTTCTATTCTATCGATAATATCACTTATATTTTCATTTTTAGGTTTTTTTGCCATAAATACTCCTTTGTTGGCGAAAGAATTATGCTTGTTCAGCTTGGTGGGATCAAGCGATAGCTGAAATAATTATCATTGAAATAAGGGCTGTTGTAGCGTCTTTTACTTCACTTCTAAGCCATTCTAATCTTTTTCTGTGATATTTTTTTGATTCTAAATCAGTGGATTTCTTATATATCAAATATTGTTTATAATACTTTGCCCATGCTATTTGCTTTTTATTAAAAGTAATATCGCCATTTTTAACGGCTGCACAATATTTTTCTTTAACATTATCAGGATCGTATCCACCCCAAAAACATATTTTTTCAAAATCATCTGTTTTATTTACAATCCAATTATGAGCTTGTGTTTTATAAATACTAGATTTTCGGTCAGATGCACCAAGCATTGAATCCTCTAATGCGTTAAAAAGTACACCACGCCAAAGCTTTTGTTCAGGTAATAAGTTATCGTTATTTAATGTTATCGTTGCAAACTCAGTGCCCATAAGTTTTAACAAGATAAGAGAGTAAGTCACGGTAATATAAAATTATTTGCGGGTTATACCGTTGCTCAACAAAGTGTAAGTAGTCTTCATGAACCCCCGTTAACAGATCTGTGATTTCTTGTCCATACCACTCCCCCCTGCCACCGTGTTTTACAAATAATCTTTCGAATACTTCAGCTCCGCTTTCAATTGCTTTTAGGTTCATTCTTTCCTCCCTGGACAACGCGTAATCGAATAATTTCGGCCTTTTTCTTGATTTTATTGCCATGATGTATTCTCCATATAAATTCAATGTCTGGTAATATTTGAGGGTCAAAAACTTTCTTATAACCAAAAGTCATTCCCGCATGTAATTGAAACATAGTTCCAGCCACAAGGGAATACTCTTCCTTTGTTAGCTTTTTAGCCAACGTTTGCAAAGACTTGTGAAAGTCGTTAATGGGTTCTTTTTTTGACATTCAAGTAATCAACTAGTTTCATAGTTTCGATTGCTGGATCGTTGTTACTTGATTTTTGATCGTTATTTGTTTTTTTATGGCCATCACCACCACATACGGCACAAGTAATAGTAGCTGATTTTAAATCGTCTTTTTTTAAACGAATATAACCATTACCATTACAATTGTCACAAATCGTATATGGAAAGCCTTGTAATATCTTTATCAATTTATCTCTCATTGTGTCAACCTATTTCTTCCAATCCCACATGGTTAAAAATATTAATATCATCAGTACTATTGTAAATTTTTCATACCATACTAATGAATTAATAAATTCGATCATTTTATTTTTTTGTCTGTTTAATTGGGTTACCAAAACAATCCCATTTTTTATGATATGCTTTTAATAACTTTGCAATATCTTTTTTAAATTTAGTTAGTTTCATTTATCTTCCCCATGATTTGAGCATTAATCATTGTTGAATTAGCCACTTGTTTTTCTAATGCATTAGCAATTCTATCTAATACTTTAGATATATCATTATTAATAACTTTAATTTCTTCTAAAGTTTGATGAATAGTTGTTCCATCAAAATCAGCATGAAAGCAAGTACTCAATCTGTTTATAGACTCATCTATATCTTTTAATTTTTTTACTATTTCAGTTTGTGTGTTCATTTTTTCTCCTTATAGTTTCCATTTAATAATTTCTTTTTAAATGCATCAACAGTTATTTTTAATTTATTCGCTTGAAATTCACAATAATCATTTAATAATTTTGAAATCATTGCATTCGGCGCTCTATATTTTTTATCACATATCGCTTTTAATAAATTATGATCTTCAATTTTAATCGCAACACTTTTCCATTTAGTTATGTCCATGTTTCTCCTTGTTTGTTAAAAGATAAAAGGCATTAAAATTATTGCTACCAAAATAATAAATATTTTAGGCATCAAACAAAATAATAAAAATAAAAATATTGGTAAACAAAGTGGATGTCCTAAATACATAATTATCTCCTGTTTAATAATTCGTCATGCATTAATCTTGCTGCAAAATCATTATCAACAAAACAGTGAGTATCACCTTCTTCTGTAGTATAAAAGATTTTTTTTAATTCAGCTTGATATCTGCCAAACTCATTAGAATCTTCAATTGGATTACCCATGTAATCATTATCAGGAACTTTAGTCAAAATATTATCAAGCTTTTTTACTATTTCTTGTAATATTTTACTTTTACTTTGTAATTGAATTTTCATTTTTTTCCTTTCTCCCATTGATATAAGATAAATAAATCAAATGTCAAGCATTAATTTATTGTTGATTTTACTATGTTTTTAAGCTATAAAATTTAAATGCTTGATTTTAATAACATTTTTATGGTAAGATAATCTTATGAAGTCTTATCGCTTCACCGTTCGGTTTGCAGGTCAAAGAATTAGTCATGACTTTCAGGCGACCAATGATGATGAAGCAGGTAATATTTTCATTAACGAACTAAAGGCTGGGAAAGGAACTTGGGTTAAAGAAATAACCTATACTCCTGGCAAGATGTTCATAACATATGAGGAACTGGGTGCAACTTCTAAATGAAGAAACTCTAATTGCTCAAAAGATGAAATTGGAATCCAAATGGAATTTTCAATTTCTAGAGCAAGGCCAAGAAACTCTTGATATGTTGCAGATTGAACTTGAGCTTAAAAGAATTAAAGCTAAGTTAAGAGAACTTGCAGCAGCTAGAGCTAGGGCAGATGTTCAGAGTAGTGAAGAAGAAATAGAACAAATAAATTCTATCGCTTCTTAAATTTTTGCTTTTAAAATATTCTCGGTAAAGAGATGAGGACACTTGTCTGTGTATTTTTTCATCTTACCTGTAAATAAAAATTCAAAGTCATAAACATTTTTTTGTTCCATATGTAGTTTCCAAACTTCTACATTTAATCTTCCAAAAAAATTTACCTCTTCTGGAGATCTAGCTTTGTAAAATAAACTTCCGTCAGCAAGTTTTCCTTTTTTTAAAACTGCAAATCTATTTGCTCCATTACGAACATCATTATTCCAATCTACAACCATAGGACATAATAATCCTTCTTGTTGCATAGATTGTCTTACAGATTGTTTAAAATCATTATGAGGAGTATGTATTTGTTTCACATCTTCAAACCATAATAATTCTATTCGCATCGGGAACAATTGATAATACGGATGAACAATGGTCCGTGAGTCGTGGTGCTTGGTCTTAGCTAGCTTGTCCAAAATCGTCTCCTAAACTTATATCCACTACACTTGGCACTTTAAACTCCATGCAGTTTTCCATAATCTCTTTTATTTTAATCTCGTCCCCTGGTTTTATATTAAAGCACAATTCGTCATGTATCTGCACAATCGGTAAATAGCCTTGCTCATAACAACTAACAATCGCTTGTTTTGTTTGATCTGCCGCGCTACCTTGAATTAATCTATTTAAAGCTTTGTAAGTAAAAGCACGTTTAATGTTATTAGAACCATACTTAGCTGATGCATTTTCAAATTTTTCTGGAGTATGGATACCAAAATCCATTGGTTCCCATAGATCAAATCTACATTTTCTGCCTTTTTTTGTTCTAATTACACCCTCACTATTTGCTTTTTTCATGCATCTATCAGATAATAGTTTTACAAATGGAACCTTTCTATTATATTTTGTTATTAGCAATTCTGCTTCTTCTTTTGATAGACCAAGCGAATTAGCCAATTTATTTTTGCCCATACCATACATCAAACCAAGTCCAATGGTTTTAGCTTGTGATCTTTCTATACCAACTAAATCTGCAACGGTTTGATGAAAATCTGCTGTAGCATTGTCATAAGCTTTTACTAATTCCATTGAGCCATCATAACCTTCACCAATAGATGCTGCATAATGAACAACCATTCTTGGTTCCTGTTGTGAATAGTCAAAGGATCCCCATTTATAACCTTCTTCCGGTAAAAATAAACCTCTGATTTTAGGTCCGAATTCTTTATTACGTGCAGGAAGTTGTTGTAAGTTAGGATTAGACATTGAAATACGTCCTGATACCGTACCACCGTTATCAGATCTTAATTGATTAATTTCAGCATGAATTCTTCCATTATGACTATATTTCATTATGGAATTTAAAAATGTACTGTGAAATTTATTTAACTCTCTTGCTTGAACTATAAGTTTTGATATCTTATGAGGAGAATTAATTAACCAATTTTGTGTAAATGAAGGTTCATCTGACTTTTCCGTCCTCGGATACTTTATATGTAATTTATCGTATGCATCGGCGATATTTCTTGCTGCCCAGATATCTACATCTTTACCTACTAATTGCTTTATTTCTGATAGTACTACCTTTTCTTTGGTTTCAAATTCTTTTGTTAACATTCTTGCTTTATCAACATCGACTCGAACGCCGCGCTGACGCATCTTTATTAATATTGGGAGTAGAGCGGATTCTAACTCCCAAATCGTAGATAAATTTTGTTTGTGTAATTCATGTTTAAACACTTGCCATAGTCGGTACGTGATCCGTGCATCTTGTTCCGCGTAGAAACCAACATGCTCAGCAGGTAACTTCCACATTTCTGCTTTAGGATCGACTCCATGATCTTTGGCTGCTTCAATCAAATCTGTTTCAGCTTTCATCTCGCCTATATATTCTTTTGCTAAATTATTTAATGCAAATGAATATCTAGTTTCATCAATCAATGCTGCTGCAACCATCGTATCTACAATTGGTCCGTTAACTTTGATCCCTGTAGCTTCTAACCAACCCACATCGTACTGTGCGTTGTGAAATATTTTAGTGCAAGGTAATGCACATACATCTTTCATATATTTTAAAACTTGTGGTGCGATCATATTTCCACCACCTAGATGTTTAAATGGATAATAAGCTTGCCAGCCATCAACCGCTACAGCAAAACCAATCACATAACCTTGATTCGTTGCCCAGCCTGCGCCAAGACCATTATTAATTCCATCATCTCTTGTTTCTAAATCAATTGCAATTTCAGGATAGCCAGATAAATCTTTATATTCTTTAGGACATGACCAAATGCTTTTTTTAAATGTCATTGATAATTGTAAACTAGTCATTGTAATCTCTTTCTAAAATCATTTCTAAATAGTGTATTGCTTTTAAAACATCTTGCTTCTTACCTTTAAGTTTGTGTCTGCAAATATATTTAATTGCATTGCCCTCAGCAAAAAGCAATTTATTCTCGTTTATAAACACTGATGGTTGTATCTTCATTACTTTGTAGTGTTTACCACCAACTTGTTTCCAAAATATTTTATTGGTCATTTTCCTTTAAATAAACTAAATAATCTTTTCCGATTGGATAATTATACTTATAATCAGTTGATAGCAAGTGCAAAGTATTTCTAGCTCTTGTTACCCCAGTGTAATAAACTCTTCGTTCATCCGATTTTTCAAATTTACTTTTATTGTTAAAATCAGATAACCAGTTCGCTTTAGAATAAATCAATACATTATTAGCCTCACCACCCTTTACAGAGTGTATTGTATCGATTAAAATATTAGGCTCATTATTTAATGCATCCTGTCCATATCTTTTTAATAATCTAATAAAATAAATACTTTGTCTTGGGCTAAAATTACGCTTTAAAACCCACCACCAAGCTTTATCTTTGTAATCATCGGTCATATCCAAACCTGCCCATTCTCTCAAATCATTAAAGTCAAATTCTTGGTAATCAGGTATATTCAACCAAAATCTTTGAGTTCTATAATCAGAATCCTTTAATTCTCTTAAATATTTGTACAGGTTTTCTGCCGCTTTTTTACTAATCTTTCTGCCATTATTTAAGGCAGTCCAAGCCTTTATAGCTTCCCACTGCTTTTCATCAAATGATTTGTTACCTTTATTGTCCTTATAATATAGCCCTGCATCCTTCGCAGCGGCCCTTAATTCGTTAACTGTTGAGTGGATACGACCCAGGACATACCAAGTGCCGCTAAGCTCGTTAAAAGGCACTTCTCTGAAGTTTAAATAACGTTTTACGGAGCTTGTTTCATTGTTATGGGTATATATCTTATCTTCACTATCTACTATGCCCCTGCGTATGATTTGTGCAAAATTATACACCGCTTCACCAAATCTTTGGGTTTTGCGTAAAACAACCTTTCTTCCTGGAAAATACGTTGTGAAGTACTTTGGATCTGCTCCATTCCATCTATAAATAGCTTGGTCATCATCCCCTGCTAAATATATACGTTTTACATTATCACACATTTTATAAATAACTGACCATTGTAATGGAGTAAAATCTTGTGCTTCATCTAAAATTAAAATTTCTAATGGTGGAAACTCTACTTCATCAATTGCTCTACCAATCATATCAGTAAAATCTATAAACGAATTTTCTCCACCTGATCTTTTATAATGTTCATAGGTATCTATTTTTCTAAGATATACATTTAATGCTTCTTTTTTATATGTTTCCTTTTTGTATACTTTAACAGGATCTTCCATCATGTTTCTTGCCTTATCATAAATTGATAATGACCAATCCTTATATGAAAAATTATCGTCTTCTACTCTAGTATCACTTACTCTTATAATTTTATTTTGTAATGCAAAATCAAGCATACAATCTTTAGTGTCAAATATTTCTTCTTGAAAATATCTCCTACAATATGAATGTAATGTTTTAAACCTATTAAAATCTTTTAAAGTATATTGTGGAAATGCTGATAGAGCTCTATCCCTTGCTGTGTTTACAGCTTTGTTTGTAAAAGAAATAAAAGCAATATCGTTAGGATTAATATTTCTTCTCAACGCACCTTTTAAAACTCTTTCAATTAAATTATGAGTTTTACCTGTACCGGGTGGTCCAAATATTTTAATTGTCTTTTTGTATAGATTCCTTTGTTTTAGGAGTTCTAAATTTGTTGTGGTACTCATCATCCATCTCAGTTAAAGTATCTTTTGTTTTACCATTTGTTTTTTTCTTATCTTTTTCAAAGTCTGGCATATCGACATACCAAACATTTTTAACACCTTGAAAAAAGTCGTGTCGTTTACATCCTAAAAAGTTTAAAGCTTCTACCGTTGAACTAAATAAATGAGAAGCATTTCTTTTAATCCAAGAATCTAATGTTGATCTTTTAAAATATACTAATGTTGAATCAGATTTTCTGATTGTATAGCCATGATCCATTTTAGAAAAATCATCTAGTTCCCAAGTCTTCTCAAAAAAATCTTTTAATGCTACATGTCTGATCTCTTCTTTAGTATCTTTATTATTAAAGTCTTTACTTTCTTCTGCTTTATTAACTAAAGCTTCCATTAATAATTCAAATAACGGTGGACCTTTTTTAGTTTTAGGTAATGTTCTCCAAAATATTTTATACTTTAATAATTTTGTTCTCCAAGTCTTTTCATCTTTCATATCTTCCGGAAGTACAACAATCTTTACTCCTTTAAAAGTAAATTCATAATAAGTTGTTTTTGTATCTTGAGAATATGATACGTTTTCAAACTCACTAAAAATATCTGGAGTTTGAGTCATGATGCCAAGTCTTCTAGTCTTACATAATTCTTTATTACAAATACTTTCTATAAAACCATATTTAGGTGGACACATATATTCATATCCCTTTTTAAATACTGATTCTGCTGTACCATCACTTTCATTTCTTTGTAATGGGCCATCTTTATGTTTAGCAAATGCTATTGTTTGTCTTTCCCAAGCAACATCTTTTAATTGTTTTAATGTAAGTGCACCCTCAGATCTTTTCATTTCAAGAACACAAATATTAAATAACATATTATTTCTGTCACCTGTCCAACCATCATGTAATACTTTTTGCATACAAGGTGGATACTCTCTGTAAAAAGGTTCTGGTTCGTATTCTGTAATTTTAAATGCAAAAAAATCTTCTGGTGATATTTTTTTCGATTCCGCTATTTCTAAAAATCTTCCTAAAATAACTGCATTGTTATCATCATCATATGCATATTCAACTGCTGCTTCAAATTTATAATAAGGCATTCCCACTGCTTTGTTGCATGGAAATATTTCTTTAGATAAAAAATATTCTCTATTAATTTCTCTTAACTTCTCAACAACTTCATCTTTGTTTGCCCAATCTTTTAAAAATAAAAATAAATGTAACCCACCAGATTTAGATTTAACTGGCACTAAAGGTAATTTATGATTACGAATAATATCTACATATTTCTTTTCGGAATAATCTTTGTAATCTGCAGGATCAATATCTATACAAGCCCATTTACATTTATCATTAAACTCAGGTCTAATCCCAATAATTTGTTTGCCATCAAGATGATCTTGCCATAGGTCCGTGGTCACTGGTTCGTCAACCGTAACATACTTTGCAGATTTCTTACTACGTTCATTAAGGTCACCTAAAATAGTGACCTTAATGTATTTCGTTAAGTCACCAGCGAATAGATCTAGTAACTTTTTTGCATTCATGATTAGAATGGTACTGATTCGCTAGTTGTAGTTTCTACAGTTTCTTCTTGGTTAAAATCAACTTTACCAAAAATGTCCGACTTCTTAGCACTTTCATAAAAACCTTTTGCAGATTCTAATGCAGCAGCAAAGTGTGGAGCATTTAAGTATTGATCAAACTCAACAATCCAACCATACCAAGAATTATTATTATTTGATTCTTTAGTTGTAGTTAGTTTGTAAGTCGTAGCCCAAGATGGTGGCATGTAATAGCCTTTCTTACCTTTAAGTCTTCTACTTTGCATCATAGAATTCCAAGTTTTGGATTTCTTCTTTTGCGTTGACTTCATTGCAATTAAAGCTGTTTCCTTTGGATTATAATCTTTATCAAGAATATAAACAAAGTGATTACCAGTATCTTCAATATAGTTACCATTAGGTAATCTATCTTTACCATCATCACCTCTTGATGTTTGTGCAAGAACTGATGGATCAGTATGAATTTTTACTGGTCTACCTGGACTGTCTCCTCTGTCTTTCCATTCATTAAATGTATTAATGTAAAGGCAAGGTATAACAATCACACCATCTTTACCTTTGTACAATGAACCTGTTATTTCATTGTAAATATCACCTGCTTTGGCTCCGGCAATAAATTTGCCATTACCTTCTTCTAGTACAGGTGAACTAGGATAAAGGACTTTTAATATAGGAAGTTTTGTATCACGTGCAGTGATAAATTCCATTCCTTGTCCTGATGATTCTTCCAAGTTAATTTGCGTAGGAAGTGGCGCTTCTTTTTTTATAGTTACTTCTGCTTTAGGCGCAGCGGCAACTTTTACTTGTGCTTGTACCATGATTACTCCTTCGTGGTTATTTTTGTTTTGTTAGCAACGTAAACACCGAATAAATCGGCAGGAACATTACGACCCATTTGAATTTGTTCTTTTACAAACGCCTTCAAGGTCATAGGTTCTACCTTTTCGGTTTGATTTACATTATGACCTTTTTTCTTTAATTCGTCAACCAGTAATTTAGCATTCTGATCTTCGGATCTTCCAAAGGTTAATGTTACGTTGTTCTTTATTAAATCACCAAAGCCATTATCTCGAAGCCATTGAAATGCTTCTTCAACTTTTGACGATGGTATTCTAGCGGCATAGAAAGGCTTTACTTCAACAGATGAACCATCTGCTAATTTAAGCATAGCTATACCAGCTTGTTGCATTAAGTTAGGAATTGTTTGTTCAGAAAGTAAAGTTTCAGCTTCTTGTAGTTTTTTTAATTGTTCTTCTACCGCTGTTATTTGCTTCTGAGTTTCCAATAACTTATTGCAAGACTGGGCTATATCACTTGATAGAGCCGTGTCGACCTGTATAGAGGCCGATGCTGCTTCTAAGTCCATAGGGACCTCCTTTTGATTCGT